GTCTTCTGGCAGAGTTGTAACAGCTAGGAAGATGGACACTGCTACTGTAACTGAATACCAGACAGCTACATCTACTGTTAATGGTGCAGTATCTAGTGCTACAGCAGTATCCCTTGATAACAACACAGCTACAGCTATAGTAAATGGTGCTATTACTTCAAAGACTACAGTAGTCGTAGATAGAGTACGTGCCTTTACAGGTTTAACAGGTACAGCCTCTGCTACTGGTGCAAGTGGTACATTTGATATTACAAATACAAACGGCACGTATACAGCAGCAGTAAATGCAGCAGGTACAGGATATGCAGTTAACGAAACAGTAACAGTAGTAGGTGCAAACTTAGGCGGTGCTACTACAGCAAACAACGCTACTGTTACAGTAAGCAGCATAGCTCCTACTACACATAATACACCAGCAAATACCTACAATGGATCGGCTGGTACTGGTCTTACTTTTAATGTTACTAGAACTGGTGCTAATTACAGTGTAGCTATTGTCAATGCAGGTACAGGTGGTTACAAAGTTGGCGAAACTGTTACTGTCGCTGGTGCTGCGTTAGGTGGTGCTACCACTGCCAATAATGCAACGATTACAGTAGGTAGTATAAACAATGTTGCTGTTACATACACTAATCCAACGCAGTCTGCTTATAGTGGTTCTGGTAGTAGTGCTACATTCAATGTAATTAAAACAGGTGCTACGTATACCGTAGCTATTACTGCAGCAGGTTCAGGTTATACAGCTAGTGAAACAATTAAAGTAGTAGGTACACAGTTAAACGGTGCTACTACAGCCAACGATGCAACCATAACAATAACTACAGTAGATGGATCAGGTGGTATAACAGGAGCCACCATAGCAGGTACAGGTTTAGCTGAAGGCACTGTAGCAACTGCGGCTATCACTGGTACTGCCATAAATACTGGTCCTATAACAGGTGTTACTGTTGCTGGTACTGGCGCATCCTTTGGAACTATTACTAGAGGTATGCTTGTAACAGGCACTGGTATCACTGGCGCTGTAACAGTAAAGACAGTAACAAGTCAGAATAGTATTATACTGGACACAGCCGTATCTATAGCCGATAACATTGTACTTAGTTTTGTTACTAATATAAAAGCTGGTATGTTTGTTACAGGTGCAGGAATATCTGGTACTGTAAAAGTAGCATCATTAACAAACCAAAATAGTATTGTACTTGATTCAGCTCAATCATTAGCAAATAATACTGTTCTTACTTTTGGTACATTTCACGGTACTCAAGTTAATAAAACATTATACTTTCACGGTACAGGAACTACTTGGGCGCACATAGGTACAAGCTCGTCTACAAACACATTAAAATCTAGGTTTACTGACTTTAACTTTACACAAGAAGACAAAACTATATTTGTAGATAGTAAAAGTTTTCCAATAGTATATAATGCTAGTGGTAATACTATGGTATCACTAACATCGTCAAACAGTTCGGACGTACAAGGCGCAGAGAATGTTGTACTTTTTAAGAACCACGCTTTCTATTCTAAAGGTAGTAAGATATTCTTTACAGCACCAAACACAGTAGATGATTTTGCTACAGGCAATGGTGCTGGTACAATAAATGTTGGATATGATGTAACAGGTATGATAGGCTTTCGTGAACAGCTTATCATTTTTACTACAGACACAATTAAAAAACTTGTAGGAACTACTTCCTCCGACTTTAAACTAGAGCCTATATCAGACAAGATTGGTTGTATTAACCCTGATACAATAAAAGAGTTTGGTGGTGATGTAGTATATCTATCTCCTGATGGTGTACGTTTACTTGGTGCTACAGACCGTATTGGTGACTTTGCTCTTGACGTTGCCTCAGATCAGATATATAAAGATGCTCAAGAGTTTATAGCACAGACAGATACGTTTTGTTCTGTTTTAATTAGAGGTAAATCTCAGTACAGAATATTTGCATATATACCTACTGTACAGGCACCTGCTGCTGGAGGTTTAATAGCAACAAAGTTTATTGCACAAGGTGGTAGTGGTATAGCTTGGTCTAGAACTAAAGGACTAAAAGTAAACGTAGCAGACAGTACCTATTCAGGTGCAACAGAAACGGTACTGTTTGGTAATGATGATGGCTTCTGTTATAAGATGGACTCAGGTAATTCTTTTGATGGCGATCCTATTGAGGCTATATATGAGTCTCCCTTTATGCCAATTACAGATCCACAAATAAGAAAAACAATGTATAAGCTTACGTTGTATGCACAGCCTCAAGGAACTATGAACCTTGACGTAGGCTTTTCAATAGACTTCGACTCTAAGAATGATCCTGGAATAATACAGCCTCCTGTTATACAAATAGGTGCATCTGTTGGTGGCGTAAGTTTATATGGTGCATCTACTTCGATATATGGTAATGCAAACACTAAGTATGGTGGTAACCTAGACAAAATATATAAAGAAAATTTAGTAGGCTCTTTTAAAACAGTAGCTATGAGAATAACAGATAACTCAATAAACCCAACCTTCACTCTTGACACAGCGGTGCTTGAGTACAGAGAACATGATAGGCAGTAACAATGGCAGGTTATACAAGACAAGCAGCAGCTAATATAGTCACAGGTAGCGTTGTTGACGCTGACGACTTTAATGATGAGTACAATCAGATACAGTCAGCATTCAATGCTAGTACTGGTCACACACATGATGGTACAGCAGCAGAGGGCGCACCTATTGAAACTATAGGACCATCTCAAGATATAGTTGCTACAGCAGCAGCACTTAGACCTAAGACTACTAACGCTGTAGATTTAGGTACAACAGCACTACAATACAAAGATGCTTACTTTGATGGTGCAGTAAAAACAGATACACTTACTGTGGATGAGAGTGCTACTATAGCAGGTAACTTAACTGTTAGCGGAACTTTTACTGATGGAGGAAGCGGTACACAAACTGTAGCAAGGCAATCAATATCTGGTGGTACTGGTATAACATATAACAACAGTACTGGAGTAATAGTTTGTGATATTAATACTCCTGCAGAGGTAGGGCTAGGTAACCTATCTAACAATGGTAATAACTTATCAGGTGCTTTTACAGCAACAGGTAACATTACAGCTTTCTCAGACGCAAGACTAAAGGATAACGTAGAAACTATTGAAGGTGCGCTAGACAAAGTGTCACAGATGCGTGGTGTAACTTACAACTACAAGAGTGATTTAAATGATGGTCAACGTGGCACAGGTGTTATAGCTCAAGAGATGCAGCAAGTTATGCCAGAGGTTGTACAGGAAGGTGAATACTTATCTGTAGCATATGGTAATATAGTAGGGGTACTTATCGAATCTATCAAAGAACTAAAAACTCAAATTGAGGAACTGAAGAATGGCTCTTCAGACTAGCGGTGCTATAAGTCTAAACGATTTACACGTAGAGGTAGGTGGCAGTAGTGGATCTAACTGCTCTCTTAATGACTCAGATATACGTTCCTTAATTAGTAGAGGTGCTAATACACAACAAAGTTTGTTAGAGTATTATGGTCAGTCTAATGAAATACCTTTAACTTCTGCTGGTAATGTAAACGGACAAGCACAAAGAAAACAAATCTCAGCTTCTAGTTTTATATCTTCTGGAGGAACTCTAAGTATACCATCAAATATGTGGGTTTGGTCAGATGATAGAACAGTAGCAGCATTGACTGTAGATATTCCTTGCACTATTATAAATAACGGTAAAATAATAGGTAAAGGTGGTCAGGGCGGCTCTGGTCTTAGAGTAAAAAACTTACCGCATCCAACCACTAGTGCTTACAACGCTGGTTACGGCACAGTTAATTTAGGTACTGGCTCAGATGGTGGTCCTGCTATTAACGTTACATCTTCAGGAGTAACTATTATAAACAAATCAGGTGCTTATATTGCTGGTGGCGGTGGCGGTGGTGGCGCTGGTGGTGTTGAACCAATGAATACCGCTGCAGGCGGTGGTGGTGGCGCTGGTGGTGCAGAAGGTGGTTACAGAGTTGGACCAGGTTCTTTTAATGATGGTAAAGGTTCTGGATGGCCTAACTATACTACAAACGGACCTCAATATTCTCAGTTTGGTATATACGGAACAGGTAATGGGAATGGACCTTCACTTGGTTATGGTGGAGAACTTAACCAAAGAGGATGGTACGTTTCCGTATCGAACTCTCCCAACTACGGAACTTGGTCAAAAAGTTATACTCATGGTTATGCTGGTGGTCCAGGTGGACCTGCTTCAGGCGAGGATCAAGCATCTATGTCTGGACAGGGTGGTGGTAGAATACTTCCAGGCTCTAGGTTAAACTCTCCTAATTATGGCTCTAGTGCTACTACTTCTTACGGTGGCGCAGGAGGAGAAGCTGGTGGTAATGGCAACTCCGCTGGTGGTTATGGAGGTTCTTCTGGCGGTGGTGGTGGCTGGGGTGCAGCAGGTGGTAGAGGATACAGAGGTGCTTTTACAAGTGTACAATGTCAAGGCGGCAACGCAGGAGCAGCTATAACAGGCACGTCAAGAACACTTAGCAATAGCGGCACAATTTATGGTGGAACATAATGGCACTACAAACTAGCGGTCCTATTAGTTTAAACGACATGCACGTAGAGGTAGGTGGCAGTAGTAATAGTTTATGTTCTGTAAATGATGCAGACATTCGTGATCTAATTAGTAGGGGTGCTAACACTTCACAAAACTTTCAAGAGTACTATGGTAAATCAGCAGAGACATCATTACCCACTGGTGGTAGTACA